AGTATTAATTTACACTTTGTTGCATTTGTTGTCTAGCAAAAGCAATTTTTTCATCTCTAGTCATAACCTTTTTATCTTCCAAAAGACTAGCCAGATTTTCTGGACTATAAATTGAAAGTGCTAAACTAGAACTTTCATTTAACATTGTTTCATTTAAAACAACTCCAACTTTATCAGCTAGTGCTTTTGCTTGGTCAAAAGTACGATAAGATTTCAAACCTAATCTTAAAGTTTTCATTTTGTTTTCAACATAACTATACATTTGTTCATGCTCTTTAATTACATTGTCTGCACTAGCACGATACATCTTAAAAAATTCCAAAGTGTTTTCATCAACTTTGAATTGTCTTGAACGACAATAAGACGTTCCAATTACCCAAAGTTTAAAATCATTTTCCCACTTTGGAACAGGTTTAATTATAGACTTATCTTCATTAGAAGAATTACTGAAACCTAAATAAGTATTTACTGCACTCTCATCAGTATAATACTTTGGGTTTCTTTTTGAGTAATCGCCCTCAATAGATAAATGAAAGTCTGGGTTTAAACCTTTTGCTCTCATCTCATCACGATAGTAAGCTCTTGCAAAATTTCTACCCATGTCAAACCTTACATGAACTTCATCTTGCGAGATATATTCTTTGCCCTCATCATCAACTTTAGTTATTGGCATTTGAATATTAAAACAATTATCATGGTATAACTCGCCACCACTAGAATTGTATTTACTAATCATTCTTCTAATTGTATCAACATCTTCTTGGGGTTGATGATATCTTACAACTTGTTCAATCTTCTCTTTTGCTTTATCTCGCAAAAGGTCGTATTGTTCTTTTGCCTGTACCAATTTATCTTTTACTTTATCTTCGTAAAAAGATTGAAACTGGTCTGCAATCACTTTACGCTTATCTGCGTTAAGTGTTATTTTTTTAGTTTGCATATTTCACTCCTTTATTTTGTCCTAATATATCCTATATAAAATAATCTGTCAAATCTTTTTTCGGCACAACCTGTGGTTGTATAATCCACTTTAGAATGATTCTAATGTAGTTTTTTTATAATATACACTAACCACCATCCCCAGCCACCGTCCAAGTGTATAGGATAAATTAGGATATGTCAAGAAAATTATTTTACTTTTTTTAAAATAAATATTTGACTCCTAAGTTATCCCATGTTATAAAGCGGTATGAGTGAAAAAACTAAAATAGATAAAACACATGATAAGTTAATTCTTCAGGCTAAAAAATTAGCATTAGTAGAATTACAACTTAAAGTTCAAGAACAGATTGATATCCTTAGCACAGAGATTGATTCTATCAATCCTGATGAGGATGATATACCGTTTTAAAGAATTTGGCGGGGAACTTGGAATTTAAGCCATGCCCCGCCAAACGGCTCCTGAGGTATGAGCCATTATAATAACTGCCTCGAGTTTATTACAGAGATTATGCAATCTGCCAAATAAACTAGGTGTCCCCCAGTCATCATAATTATCTGGGGGAACCGATACATAAATGTTAACGCATTTATTAAGTTGCCTTAGTGTGGTCAGGCTAAAGACCACACGATTTTGACTGGTTGTGGTTTGGGATTATCTCTCCCACGTTTCCACGACCAGTCCTAATCCCTGGTCTATTGGTCTTCGTCCGACGGGATGAAGTAGGGAGCCTACGGGTACAATGGACCTGGGATTAGTTGTGATTACAGGCCCGGCAACATGCAGAAGCTGTAATTGAGACGCTGGGTTGCGCGACAGCTAGTCAGGGCTCTATTAGTGTCGGCTGAACTAGAACAACCCGATGTGAAGAGAGCCCGCTAAGATTAGTGGAAGAGGCGGCCGTTTAGGCGGTGAGCTGAAAGATGCTTTAAACTGACGTCCACCAGTCCGGCTGGGATGGGTGGCGCATTGTGCGTCAACCCTGAAGCCGCAAGCTTCAAGCGTCAAGCGTCAAGCTTGACAAGCGCCAAGCCTGCTGCTATAGTATAGGAAAAACAAGGAGAAAGTTATGAATGAAGGAATGCAAAACTTAAAAGAAATACAAGACTTAGAAAACAAATTGAAGGATAGCTATACAATTACAGAAATAATATCTGTATGGGCCGCAGTTTATGGTGAAGATATGATGGTTGAATATCCGGATTTTATAAAACAATTACAAGCTATAACAGAGGAGACTACAGATGAGTGAAACATGTAAACAGCAGCTGGTCAGGATGTGCAAGAACATTGCCGAAGGCATTACCAATCCTAATCAGAATTATAAAGGACCTGAAGACGAAGAACCTAGAGAGGAGACCGCCCACGATTGGATGGCAGACACATATGACATACGCTACTACGTGGACCGGGATAAAAGATATCTCGGTAGTGAAATCTTGGTGGCTGGCGGCGGTCCCACAATTTGGGTAAATACATATACGAAAGAAGTTGAAGGATACTGGGGTGGTGACTGTGTGAAAAAGCCTTTCATAGACAACCTTGGCCTGGACGAGTACAATGAGGAAATGTACCAATGTTAATCAGGCACCCTAAATATTACGCTCAGCTGCGTAAGGAGCAAGCTCTTAGATCTAAAAGCGTCAAGCCCCAAGCTGTTGAAGATGCAAGCTGCAAGCCTCAAGCCCCGAGGCACAAGGGTCAAGCTTCAAGCCGCAAGCGTCAAGCTCCTTGATAACCTTCCCCTCATAAAGTTTTATGGAGTTAAGACCAAGGGCCTTAACTAGGATAAATGTATTGTTTGGATGTTTAATGTGAAATGCAATTTGATGTGGAGACAGGCGTACCTTGTTTGTCTTTGTCACCTTTAATTCGACAGTGAAAAAGTTGCCAAAACTATTATAACCCAGTATATCAGGAGTCCCCCATGAAGCAGTATTTTCCACGCGTGTAAATGATAATTTGCAATTATTTTTAAGATTGAACGCTTTAATTTCATACCAAAATTTCTTTTCTGGTTTCACTACTACACCTCATTCATTTGTCAACTACTTCATAAACATTTGAACTGACAGTCTAGGCACAATGTTAGTCAGTACAGGGTTAACTTTATGTTGAAGAGGAGCCTTTACAATCACCAAAGAATTACTAACGACAGGTAGAAAGCCATGACCATTGTTATCCGTAAACATAAACTCTCCACCCCAGTTTCTGTGCCATCTTCTATTTAAATAGAACGTAGCCCCATACTGCCAATTTTTATCAGTATGCCAATTAATACCAGAGTTTTTATTCATAACATGAATTGTAGTTGACATGTGGTCCATCTCAGGGATTGGAATATAAGGATTATGTCTTACTAGTGCTTTTAATTTTTCAAAAGGTGGGTAATTATTAACTTCTACTCTCTTCGCAGGGTTTAAATTAACGTAAAGATTATTCATCCAAGTTTTTTCTACGCTCTGTAAATTTATCTGTTTTCTTTCTTTGATGATAGCATTGTGTATGCCTCTATAGGTTGGCCAATCTAAGAAATTGGTTATCCACCATATTTTTCCAGGGATTGAATAAGATAGTTTCACAGCTTTTTAATTACTTTACCCATCTTCCATTGTTCAGGGGATATTGTAATAGCAAGTCTATGGGTTTCTCTTACTCCAATTATTTTATTTTCTAGCAACTTCACTCCTGTAATGTCATAAAACTCACCATTCGGTAAGATAACTTGAACTCTAGCATTGGCTGCTACTTCGCCTTTCATGAATTTATCTAAAGCTGCTCTTAATACCTTTCCAGTAAACATAGGTTGATATATAACTTAAGTTGTACTATATATCAAGTATGGGATTACCTAAAAAATTAACAGAGCAACAGATGAAGTTTGCCTACGAGTTAGTGACAAACGAAGGTAGAAAGACAGCAACAGAATGTGCCGTCGATGCAGGTTTTGCTAAAGACTCAGCTAGACAATATGCAAGTAAATTACAAAATCCTAAATTGTATCCACTAGTAGTTAAATATATAGGTGAGTTAAGAGAAGAGTGGCAAAAGAAATACGAAGTCACTTATGAAAAACATATCGCAGAGTTAGGTCAGATTAGAAAAGAAGCTCTTAAAAAGGGAGCGTGGTCAGCTGCCGTCAATGCTGAAGTAGCACGAGGTAAAGCTGCGGGTCTATATATCGAACAAAAAATAATCCGTACAGGTAAATTAGAAGACTTAACGACAGAGGAATTAGAATCGAGAATGAAAAAAATAATAGATGATTACTCGCCCATTTTAGAAAACGTTCCATTCGAAGAAATAAAGGAAGAAGTAAAGAAGGTAAAAGTAGAAGCAGTGGAAGAACCTGAAAAAACCAAAAATTAATCATGTTCAGTTTTTTCTAAATCATTCTTTAACATTTCAACAATCCAAGGATTATCTCTAAAGACACCCATCATTACATTAGTAATCTGGTTAACAACAGCCTCTTCATGTTCTTCTTTTTCAAGAGCTGCTTTCTCTTGATTTAATCCGGAAACTTGTACAGCAGCGTGCATTATCTCATGTATAATTGTATTGGCTCTTTCTTGGCCACATAAATCATGTTGAATATGTATAACGTTTTGTCTGTAATCATATTCACCAAAACAATCTGTCATTTCCCATTTTTTATAATCAGGTCTAACATATTTAATTTTAATATCTTTGTATCCTACTCGTACATGGTTGGGCATACCTTTGACTTCGACAGGTATTAATCGTGACTGTTTAAAATGTTTATTATTTTTTTTTCTCATTTATTAACCTTATATTTCCAGATACGGAAACCCTTTCTCCTTCTGTTGCTTTAAATGGATATACCCAATGTGGAAGCTGTGCAGGAAAAATAAACATATCACCTGGCTTCGGTAAGTGAGCATGTGTTTGTAAAAATAATTTATTATAACTATCAGCTGATGGCATATTGAAATCAAATACAATACAACCAGGACCTGGACTGTTAGACACACTGGTCTTACACTCTTCTTCTAAACCATCTGGCACAGATAAATAAATAACAAAAGACAAATCATCATCGTGAGTGTGAGGTGGATTAAACTCATACTTTCTTTGATAATTAACCCAGCTGTTAACTAACTTGTATTTATTAGATAGCTTTACTTGTCTGTAATCATAGAGACCTAGTAAATAACTTTGCACGTAAGGATTAATAATATTAGAAACTACATTGCTGTCTAACTCGTACTCGTCTTTTAAATGTCCAGCTAAACCTGATTGAAAACCTTGTCCATCTTGTAATGCACTTAAAGACTTCAACTCTTCGGGCAACATATTGTAGTGAGTCACAAACGGACCCCAATGCAAAAATTTATATTCTATTCTTCTCATGACTGTCTTCCATAGAGTTTTATATATGAGAAACAGGTTTTGGAAAAACTGTTTTCACGCGCGCGCGTAGGGAAATCCTTTGTATCACCCTGAAGCACATTGTAGCACCATTGTAGCAGTGTTTTAGTAAGTAATATCAATGATTTAAGTCCATTGTAGCATTGTATCACTATATTTTTCAAAAATTTTTTTTCAAACATAAATCTCATACAGAATACTCTATGGGCTCTTGACTCCTGATGCCTGTTGCTTGTAGAATTGACCCACTCTTCCTAGCCAGGTCCACATAAAGTGTTGAAATTCCTTACCATGGGACACGTATCTTAAAACATCTCCACCCTTAACGCTAATTAGAATCACTCCAGATTGTATATTCGTACCATACACATAGTTATGAGCAGTGGCATAGGCCGCACATTGTATGAAATAATCATCAATCCATTCACGTTTCTTAAATTTATTGCTTTGTTTAAAATCTATGATAGACTCCCGGCCTTCATAGATTCCAGCAACGTCAGAGGCTCCAGCATATAATCCAGGGTACCACAGAGGCATCTCTAGCCCCCATACCTCTTCTAAAGGCTGGAAATGGCCTTTATCGATGATGTTTTGAGCCATGGTGCCTGCTTCCTGACCTAATTGTGATAGATCCATATGACCTTCACCTTTTATGTATCCTTCTAATATTCGGTGCATTATTGTACCCCGAGCAGCAGCATCATCACGTATTTTGTCTGCCTTAATTTCGCCTTCTCTTTGCCGCCATGCAGCCAGTTTTGCTCTACTCTCTTCAGATTTAGTAGCAGACAATATCGTAGTCACACTTGGTAATTTTTCGTTATTTATATCGTAAACTCGACCAGAGTCAGAGTCTACTCTCTTAATAGTTTGATAATCAAACTTAGACTTGCCATTCCATATTACTTTATTCTTACCAATAGCATGGTATTCTTTTAGATCTTCATCACTCATCATTTTCTTTTTCTCCTTAAAATTTTTACATGCTTTCTCCAGGCCCACGCACTCATCGTGCCAGCTACACCCATTAACCATATATAAAATCTTAACATCATTTTTTGTTTACTTGTTTATATTCTTCTAAATCAATTACGTTATTTCTATCTTTACTGTAATGATCTAGAATTTGTTGTATCTTTTCTAACTTAACATGAGCCCAAGGCCAAATGCAGAGGCAAACATAATAAGCATCTCTAAACGTTGCTCGCCACTTCCATTGTGGTAGATACTTCGTACCATCTTTACGTTTACCTTTTACTTTTTTAGGTCTAAGAGTTCCGCAACCTAAAGTCTCATGAACCCACAACAGCACGCTGTAATCAGTCATGGTAATCTCCATATTAATTCGTATAGAATTACTTAGTCGATAACCAGGTTTACCATTGTGTCTTTTCTTTCTTTCAATACCTCTTTTAAAATGTATGGATCCTTCTCCATCAAAGAGGCCTGCAATGTATGCTTTATCAGTTTCTGGAATCATGTTGTATAATCCATCTTACCATTGCTGTTGAAGGATCATAGCCATCAAATTTTGCACTACAACCAGTTAACAACATAAATACAATTATTATTCTAATCATTCAGTTCTTTCTATCATACACTTACCTTCACCCATTTCTTGTGTAAAAAATCCATAGTGAGTTAAGACGTGTGCTATTCTACTCATTTCGTAATGATCATGGTCATCAAATACAAATCTAGTACCGATTCGTGACCTATTTGCAAAAAAGACGGCCTCTTCCAATACTTTTTCTGTTGTATGTGGACCATCAAAATGTACGAAATCGTAAACATTCATTACCTTTTTAATGCCTTTTGTGTAGATAGGTATACCAGCACCAAATGCATTAAAGTATTCTGTATCTTCTAATTGGTATAAGATAAAGTTTTCATGACTTTTAAATTGACTTAAAAAATTTTGTTTCATTGAGTTAGGATATGTAGGCACTTTAGGCGTGCCATCTTCATTCACTAAAGGCACACCATCAAAATCGGTCCAGTATGCAATTGTACCTTTGGCATGATCTATTTCTTTATCAATATGTTTGTAAAGTAAATCACCATACGGATCGATACCAATGTGAAAATAATTTTTATCTTTTAAAGAATCAGTAATAACATACGTGCCATAACCTTCTCTAACTCCTATCTCTACAGTTAAATAAAAATCTCTAGGTGCCAAACCTTTTATCCATTGGCTTAAAAGATTATAGTCTTTGCTATCACCTTTTATCATATAACAATAACTCCTAATATAAATCCAAAACAGAATAAGATTATATTCCATTTAGTATGTGTAATTATTATTTTATTAAACAGTCTCATCTTTTTCCTCCTTTACTTCTATTTCTCCCTGGTTATTACAAGTTTCACAGTTAGCCCACTGTTCTTCTTTAGACTCACTGTATGGAACTCTAACAAATCCATTACCTTTACACTCTGTGCAAATTATTTTTTTCATCTTCCTTCTTCCTTTCTGCAAAAAATTGTTTGGCTTTCATTCGTATGTATTCGTGATCAAAACCTGCGTACTGACACACTAGTGCAAAATCTCTATTAGGCTCTAAAAAATAATCTCTAGCTGATCTTCTGTAATAATCTCCTCTTGGATTGCCAAAACTTTTATTACGCCAATGTCTGCCAACTGCATCCTCTAACGCTACAATTAATACGTTGCGCCAAAGGCTACGTTCAGGGTTCAACTTTTCTCCTAAAAAATTAACCGCTTTTGGAAATACGCTTTGTTGTGATCTTGCCATTTAACTTTTTTGCTTTCTCATCTACTAACATTCTAATCACTTGTGCCCTTGATAGTGTGACTCCTGGTGCCAGGAGCTTGGTCATCTGATCAATTTTATCATAGCAGGCATGATCGACTGCGAGACTTTTGTATTTGCTTATATCTGTCATTTAGTATATCCTTTCTTATTAATATCTAAAGATATAGGATATTTATATAAATTTACAAGGGTTGTCAATGAAATTTTTTTTAACGGTATACGTATGTTCTGCACTATCTGGACAGTGTTTTATACCCGTAGAATACCCTAAACCATCTAATAGTTATTATGACTGTGTAAGAGAAGGGCTATCTGGGTCCTATGATTCCTTATATCAAAGTGAAATCACAGAGGATGATATAGTAGCTAACAGATTATTTCCTAAATTTACTTGTGAAAAAGTAATTGTTCCACAAGAAAAACCTAAGACAGAAGCTTAACGCCCCTGGCCACGGTAGGGCTTATAATTTTTTTTCTCATGTTTATTCATTCTTTTTTTATGTCGACCTATTTTCTTTCTAGATCTTTCCCTGTAAGTGTTTACTCCGAATGTTGATTTTTTAGCCATTCTTTATCTCTCTCTTCTAA